GGGAGGACGGTGCTGGTGTAGTTCACCAGGCTCATCTTCAGCGGTGCTCCGTTGTTGTCGGTCACGCGGTTGTCCACGATCGACAGCATCGGGGCGAACTCGCGCAGAGCGGTAACCAGCTCGGGGCTCATGAGCTGAGGGATGACTGCAGCACCGGAAGTGCTGGTGGTCAGCACATCACGGTACTCGGCGTCGGGGCGGCCAGTCTGCAGATAGCTGCGCAGACCAGCGATCGCGCGCGTACGCTTCTCAGCGGCATCCTGCCCTGCGACAGGACGCTCCGCGGGAGTGAATTCACGCTGCTCGGCTTCGTGCGCCTCTACGGCCTTAAGGCCGGCGATGCGCTTTTCGAGGGACGATACTTCGTTCAACATGACGTCGGCGGAGGCGAGTTCCTCGGCCGTTGCTGAGGTGTTGCGCAGGATCACGCCGGCATCCACCATCAGTTTGTTGCGCTGCTCCTGGAGAGTCTTAAGCATGGAAATTCCTTAGCCGCTATTTAGCGGCTGGTTCTGAACTGGTTAAGGGTTTGGTAGTTACCGAGGGGCGACTACAGGGACGACATCTCCAGGAGGCGGAGACGAGCTTGAAGGTGCTTCCGATTGCGGATCGCTCGATTGCTGCAAGCGCACTCCTCGTCATCGCAATCAAGATCAGAGCAGTCGGCGCAGTCACCTGCGACGCACTCTGGACAGGTGCAGACACAAGCCAAGGTGTCATCGGAGCGCTCTGTTACCGGCTCGATCTGTGGTTCTGGCTGTGATGTGTTGTCGAGCTGTTCGATCCGTGTACGGATCTCCACCGGAGCAGACCGGAGTGCTGCCGTGGTGGATGGGTAAGCCGGAAACGAGGTGATGCTGATCTCGTACAAATCGAGGTCTAGCAGCGTGCGGATGATAAGGCCGTCGCCAGCGTCGTTCCACACATCATTGCGAACAGAGAATCCGAATGAGCAGCCGTCGATATCTCCGCGTGACAGAGACTCGGCTGTGTCGTTGCCAGCTGTGGTCGCCGGCAGCTTCAGTGTGAAGTGGAGTCCTGTCGGCTGATCTTCGAGCGTCAGCGTGCCGGCATTCGTCCTGCCGAGCAAGAGTTCCGTCTTGTGATCGCGTAAGCACAGGACATCGGGATTCTCCTGCAGTGTGCGAGTCAACGAGCCGGGCGCGACGATCTCCTTGAATCCGCCGAGATCTACCGACTGCGAGTTATAAAGGATCGCGTAGCCAGCGACGGTTTTGCTACCGTCACTGTTCGTCGAGACTCGGTACTCTGCAGCGGTGATAGAGCGTATCTCACGCTGGTTTTGGGTCTGATTCTTCTTCATTAGGGTCCTGTTCGGGGTCGATTTCAGGCTGTTCGTTGATGTTTTCTTCATCCGCCTGAGCCGGTAACTGCTCTGCATTGGCCATGTTCACGGGGTAGATATAGACATCGGCAGCAGGATCATCGATCGTGTTCTCGCCGAGCTTCCGTCGAATGTCGTTGGCGGAGAACCATCCCCACTGGCGCCCAAGCGCGTAGCCCTTCATTTGGGTCTCGAAATCACCCACCATACGCTGGGCTAGGTCAAAGTGTGCGTAGTAGGCACCGGCCTTTCGACCGAGTTGCGGCATCAGTTTGCGATTCAGCTCGTCCTGGAGGATCGAGATGATCGGCTTCAGAGTATCCACGACGAAAGAGAGATTGATGTTTTCCCAGTTGCCATTCGATAGGCGCGTCGTGTCGCCAGCCATATTCGGTGGCACACCGTACAGGGCGCAGATTTCAGTGCGCTGCATCTGCCGCGTCTGAATGAACTGCATGTCATCCGGGCTCAAGGTGAGCGGCTGGTACTTCCAGTCGCCGGCTAGGACAGCGGTACCGCCCTGATTAGAGCCTCCGTGGGCCGCCTGCCACGATTCTCGTGACTGCGTTTTCTGCTCCGGAGTGATATTCGCCGGTCCGATGAGGATGCCGCCTGGCCGTGCTCCGTTACCGAACAGCTTTGCGCCGGCCTTCTCGGCGGCGCGCGCCAGACCTAGTGATTCGCGAGCTTGGCGAATTGGTGACCAGCCCTTCACTCCGTCCATAGACATGAGTGCGAAATGGCATACGTCACTCGCATCGAGCGTCTTCCAGTTGCCGTTCTGCTGGCCCTGCTGAGTGCGGAACGCAAGCGTGCCACTCGGCAGGCGATAGGGCTCGGTGATTGCCGGTACCAGTGGATACAGCTCTGCAACCTGACCCGCCTTGTTGCGCACGATCTGGCAGTAGGCATTGCCGTCGGCCATAAGGCCGGTCACGATGGCTATCCAGAAGCGGACGCGACCCATCTCGACATTCGGCTCGGTACCGAGGATGTAATGGAGCGGATGATTGACCGCCTCGATGCTGCCTTCCTTCGTCTGCTCGCGCAGGACCAGAGGCAGTGATGCGATTGCGTAAGCCAGGACGCGGATGCACGCGTAAACGGTGACGATCCGCATCGCCGTCTCGGTGCTGATCGCCTCGCCAGAAACGGTGGAGTTACCTCCGCCCATCTCGTACGCCCATTCAAATCCCACGCCACCAAGCGGTACCGACGGAGTGTTCAGAGTCGGCTGGCTGCGGAGATCGAGCGAGAGGGTCTCGCCCTTGTCCCGCATTTCTGCCAGCGCTCGGATTGAGGAGAAAAGTTCCATTTACCAGACTTCTGCCGTCCATGTGGACGCTGCTATTGGTGCTAATCGGGCACGAGCCATAGCTATAAAGCAGGCGACGGCACAGTCGATCTTGTATTCAGGCCGTGCCTTCTCAGGCATGGTGTAGTTGCCTACCGATGTCTCGCGTGTCATGACGTTTGCGAGACACCAAGTCATCACCGGATTGCAGTCATAGTGAAAGCGGCCATCCATCACCGCTGCTTCCAGCTCTTTCATCGCTGGACTCAGAATGAGAGGCGACGGAGGTGTCTCCACGATGACCACGCCGGTCAGTTGATTCAGGCGTTGTGCGTACTGGTCAGCGTATCTGGCGTCATACGCCAGTTCCTTGACCTGGAACTTCTTGATGTCTTCAGTGGCATCGGCTTCGAGCGTCGAATAGTCGATGCTGCTGCCGTCTGTAGCCGTCAGATGGCCGTCATGGGACCACTTCTGGTAGTGCTGATTACCTGGCTGGTCTACCTGGGCTTCAGGAAGATACGGCCGGCAGAAGCAGTAATAGTGAGGCTTGCCATCGATGTCTCGACGATGCAGGCGAACAGTGGCCGCAAGATCCAACTTGCTTGCCAAGTCGCTGCCGAGCCAGCACGGATCCTTGAGGAACTGCTCTGGATCGAGCTTCGGGTCGGCGCATTTCTTGAGAGCTTCGGCATTTAGCCATGTCTGGGAAGCAGTCACCCACTGGTTACAGTGCTTGGTCCGAAAGTTGTTCTGCTTCGCGGAATTGGTGATCGCTTCGCGGTGGCGAGCGAGCAGCCACTTCGGCTCAATGCTGATACCCAGGTTAGGGTTCGCTTTGATGAGCAGGTCTGGATTCGACCAGTCGTCGTCGGGGTCTAGCGTGTATATCGCAGCGAAGAGCTCATCGTTCTCGATGAGACCGGCGAGTACTTGTTCTGCTTCCTGCTGTAGCTGGTGACACGGACCCTGCGTGGTAGCGCCGGCCGTTGTGATCACCATCATCAGAGGCTGCTGGCGAGCGCCCATGCCTGTGATCAGCGCGTCATGCACTTCGGCCGAGATAGCCTGGTGGTATTCGTCCAGGAAGCCGGCAGATGGAGAGCTTCCATCTCTGGCTCGTCCGATGATAGGAACGAAACGCGAGAAATCAGAGACACGGATCAGTGATTCGGCGTTGACCTGGATTCCCAGGCGGGACTGCAGCTCAGGCGTTCTTTCCGCCATGAGCTTTGCCGGCGTGAATATCTCTTTTGCTTGCTCCAGTCCAGTCGCCGCTGAGTAGACCTCGGCGCCGGCCTCAGCGTCACAGCAGAGCATCCACATTCCGAGCGCGGCTGCCCAGATGCTTTTGCCGTTCTTCCTGGCGACGCAGATGTATGCACGACGGAAGCGACGGAGACCGTCTGACTTCCAGACCCATCCCATGAGAGATACGGTGAGGAAGCACTGCCAAGGTTCCAGACGCAGCGTTTCTCTTTTGGAAGCCCACTTTCCCTTTGTGTGGGGAAGCAGTTCCATGAACTTGCAAACGCGATCGGCCTTCTCACTATCGAAGCGATAGGGGAACTCTGGAGACTCAGATCTCTTGAGATCTTCCAGGTGCCGCTGGCATGCCTGCTTGATCTGCTGCGAGGCCAGGATTCGGCCGGCGAGGACATCCTCGACGTAGGTCAGCGCAATGGCGCTATGTGAACGATGCCCAGGGGTCGTCTTTTGGTTGG